GGTGGCCTCAGATACACCACACTTCAAATCCTTTTCAATGATGCGTTCAATCACCTTGGCTTTTTCGGCAGGCAAATTACACAACACATTTTTCAAATGTCCAATGGCAGCATTACCGGTTATTGTCCTACTAGACAACAGATGCAGCTGATTCAGTGATTCTTCTAGTCCAATATCAGTATTACCAATTTGCTCATATTGGGGAATTTTACGAATATAGAATTGTGTGTATGGGTCAAGAGCAAGAAACAACACACGCTTCAATGTTTCATTGGCGTGATGCTTCTTTAAAATGGCTTCTTTTTCTAAACGACTGCTTGTGGCAGCAAGTTCTGTAAAAATGGATTCCATAGTATCTCCTGTTGAGTTACTATGGAATATAGTATATTATTGTGGATTTGTCAAGTCCTGTTTTATGTAATTACCAATATACTCACCAATGAAATGATATCCCTTTTCATTGGGATGATAACAAATATCTGACATATAATCCACTTCGTTAGGCAACATTTCCACTATGGCAGAATGTTCTGGATGTAGCAACGATGAGGATTTAGGCAACTGTACATCTTTGAAAAATGCAGACCCATAATAGAAATGATATCCATTAGCCTCACAAAAATTCTTCACTACAGTTAGATAAAACAAAGCCTCATGAGCTTCATCTTCTGGTACACTTAAACAATGTTTCAGAAATTCTTCCATGAACAAGGAACCATTGCCAGGAAGAAAAGATTGTATTATATGGTTGTTAAAAAAAGAAAACCGGGCAGGGTCAGTCATTAAAAACACCACAATGACATCATCATAATACTTCTTACAGTCAGAATACGGTCCCATTAACAATCGTTTGGCTGATGCGGAGTTGGCATCTCCACCTAATGCAATGTTCTTCACATCGGCATTTAAAATTCTAGCAGCATGCGTCACCCAAGAGCATTTGGAAAATCGTTCAAAGGATCCAAGAAACAAGTCTTGCATCGTGGCTTCACCTTTGTTCAATTTTTCTCGTAGTTCAGGCTCATAACATCCTACACCTTGAGTCCAACTATCACCCAAAGTGATTAGTAACGTACTCATAACACCTTTACATTGTATTTTGTTTGAAAGTCATCGGCATCCTTTCTATCATTCACCATGGGTTTACCTTTGATGTTTAAACTGGTGTTCAACACCATGGGACATCCTGTTTCACGATACCATTCTTGAAGAAATTCATAGAAGTACGGTGAATCAGTTCTGGATACAGTTTGCACCCGTGATGTTCCATCGGCATGAATGATGGCAGGAAACTCTAATGGACGCTTACACAAAGCCGTGTATTGCATATACGGACTTTCTGTGGTTGGCATATGGAAATATTCATGAGCATGTTCAGCAAGAATGGCGGGAGCGAAAGGACGGAACTTCTGACGCTTCTTGATGGCGTTCACCTTATCTTTGATGTCATCTCCACGTGGGTCTGCCAATAAACTTCTATGTCCTAATGCTCTAGGTCCAAATTCAGCACGACCAAATGCCACACCTGCAATTTGTTCTGTTTGTAATGTATCAATCAATTGTTCAGTAGGATATTTCATACCCATGTCTTTGCCAAGATAAGGACCATGCCAGTTTAAAAATTCTTGTTGGTAAGCGGCAATGGCACCTAGACTATTGCCTGCATCTCCTGGGTTCGGCATAATCCAAACATTATCGAAATATTGAAAAGCGATGCTGTTGGCAACACAATTCAAAGCACATCCCCCACCCAACACCAGATTCTTACTACCTGTCAACTTCTTGGCTTCATCCAACAAATCATGAAAACACATTTCATAGATGAATTGTGTGGCGGCAGCAATATCATATTTGTCTTGTTCTGTGTTTAATTCTGGACGCCACCACATGCATCCTCGATGAAGATTATGATTCAACTTCAACATATGTCTACTATCAAAGAAATCTTCCAATATCATGGCGGTGTATTTCAATGGGTCACCATATGCTGCCATACCCATCAAGATGTATTCTTCTTCATTGGGTTTCAATCCCACACGTTGCGTCATGGCAGAATACCATAATCCCAAACTATGAGGATAACCAAGAGAAAACTTCTTTTCTAATTTTGTTCCTTTGCCATGCCAAATACTGGTGGTGTCAAACTCACCTATAGCGTCAATCACCAACACAGCAGCTTCTTGATACGGGGAAGTGTAATATCCTCCTGCGGCATGACTATGGTGATGTCCCACAGAGGTGACGGGAGTATCAATGTTGTATTGCCGTAGATAGACATCAGGTTCATTACTGAAGAAATTGAACCCTTGGCCAGCTCGAATTTGCCGAAGTGATTTCAACCAGGATTTTTCATACCAGACAATGACATCAGGCTCACCATAACGCTTGGCATCATCAATGATTTCAAAGTTTAAATGTGCATCATTCTTCACACCAGAATATCTTTCTGATTGTGAGGCAAACAAGATTTCTTTATCTTTCACCACCGTGATGGCGGCGTCATGACTATTGGCAGAAACTCCCCAAATCAACATATCAATCCTCCATCATGTCCGCTAGTTCTGGGAACACTTTCACAAATGATTCTCCCCGAACATCATCAATGGCTCGTATAGTATTTCTGAAATCTTCCTTTTTTTCTTCCCAATCATGCTTCATGAACATCCATCTATCCACAGAATGTAACCAATATAGAAATCCACTCTCAGGTGTATAGTTATGTCTTATTTTTTGTAAGTAGGTGGAATAGCTTTTAATTTTTTCTGAGGCTTGTTCCTTCTTTGTCACAGGCAACACATTGGATGCCAATTGTGAAGGAGAACTCATGGCATATAATTGAAAGCTATTTGTTAACCATCCTTTACTATACAAATAGCTATAAAAGTCTGTGATGGTTAACGCATTAAACACGCTGAATACCGTGTTCATGGCAAGTTTCACGTTAGGGGTGGTTTTAAGTTTTGCAATGTTATTTTCAATTACACCCCAATCAGTACCATGTCGAATATACTCAGCTCTTTCTCCACAATGATCCACACTGGCATAAATTTCCACAGGCTTTGTGAAATGCTTCCACAAATCCAACAAATCCTTGTCTTTATATTTCAAGTTGCTGATGTTGCTGTTGTATCGAAGTTGAATATCTGTTCTTCCTTGACGAATCATGTCCTCAAGAATTACATAATGTTGTTCACTAATTAATGGTTCACCACCAGCAAAATATGCCTCCATCATGTTGGGAATATGTTCCAACACTTCTGGTAGAATGCTGGGAGGTGTTTTGAAAGGAATGGGACCCATGGTTCCATTTTTCACCATCTCGGCTTCCCATTGTGAACTGAACGCAGGGCCGCATGTTCTGCACTTGAAATTACACAAATTACCAAAACGGATATCATAATATCTCATTTTGAAATCATCAAGTTGTCCATCTGGTTTCGTGGGCACAACATCTGTATCAAAAAATTTCTCGTATCTTTCATTAATATCTATTCTGGCACTCTTGATGTTTTCACTTTCATGATTGTAACAAGCAACACAAGTGTCATTTTTAATTTCATTCAACAAATCCACCCGAAGGCGTTTCATGTTGGGATGATTCACAGATTCTTTTAATGTTTGACTGGCGGTGCTTCCAAAATCAGAACGAACATTGGAAATACAACAAGGTGCTGGTTGCCCGATAGGATTCAAGTGTAAACTTATCCATGGGTACATGCAAAAAGTTTTACTGTTGTTTAACAGAAATTCTTTTTTCTCAGAAAGATTTTCTACTTTGGGTTGTATTATTTTGAACATCTTGTATTCCCGTAATGTACTATCTTACAATCTGGAATATCCGAGGTGTGTAATGTTCTCCAAATATCAATGATAATGGAACCAGGGAGTATCTTGGTGTAGAACTTTTGTTCTTGACTACCAATGACACGACTATGACTATATGTTGTGGGAGCATGATGAGCCATTAAAATCACACCATGCACTTCATCATGCATATCATTAGTTAATGGGTCAATGTAAGACACACTTCCCCCTAGTTGTTGAACATAATGTCCAATCAATAAACTATAACTACCCTCGGTGTATTCCACACCTGGCTTGTATGCCTTGCCATGAATGTAAATAGGCATATCATATTCAGATGCATATGCAATCAAAGATTCTGCCACTTTCTTGGCTTGAAGTTCTCGACTTTCCATGATGGCACCAAACAAATCATATCCCAAATTCAATTCTTTTGACAACCACCGAAGTGCAATGTTGTCTCTGGGATGACAAGCGCCAGCATCACCCATGCCTGCTCTCATATAGGCGGGTCCCATGATTCTTCTATCACTCTCAGCCAACGCCTTGGTCACCACATCCACATTGATGTTACCAGAAGCCTCAGCCACATCTTGAATCATGTTCACCAACCCAATCTTGGCAGAAATGAAGGTGTTGTAGAAAATCTTGATGCACTCAGCTTCATCCCAAGTTCCCACAATGTATCTTGGGTCATTCTTCATCATGGTCTTGTAGAAGTCAATGACAATTTGAGCATCACCTGTCAAAGAGCCATCTTCGGTACCAATGATAACCATTTCAGGATTCACCATGTCCCAATTCACGGATCCCATGGCAATCAAATAGGGATTGTAAATGAAACGATAATTTGTGGCGTGTTGTACAAATTCTCGACGAACAGTTCCAGGTAAAACAGTGCTGATAAGCACCACAAGTTGATTCTTGTTACAATGGTTGTTCAATTCTTTTAAAATGTTCACTACAATGGAATAATCAAAATCTTTAGGCTCTAGATGAGCTGTGGGAGTTTCACCACCATAGGACTTGTCATGCGGAGTAGGTACGGCAATGAAAATCAATTCACGGTCTTGGACCGCTTCTTGAATGGTGTCCTTCATTGGAAAATCTGGGAGGTCGGATTTCACAACATCATATCCCACTACATCATGACCAGCATATTTCATTTCATTGGCACATGGTGCGCCTAGTTTACCACAACCAATCATAGCAACTTTCATTTCATTATACTCCCTGTGCTAAATCAAATAAGTGATACCACATTTCTGGAATTCTACTTGTACGAACATTTTTCATCTTGGTGTAATTGTGTTGTAACACACCTTTACTTTCTTCAAGAAATTGTATTCGTTTATTTCTGTCCCAACTATGTATGTCTTTGCAAACATTGCCTATTGCAATCATTCTATCATAATGGTCTTCAATGTTGTCGTAACTTTCATCCCACCATCGTGAGAATGTTTGATATCCATGTAATCGTAGATAATGCAATGCCTTGGGAGCGGCAGCAATGATGAAAGGTTGCTTGTGTGCAATGGCTTTCAGTGTCTTTTCTGTTTCCGTGACAGCTTCATCATAACACAATGTTTCAGTAATGATGGACACTAAACTTTTAGTGTAATAATCCTTTAATTCTCTTTGGTCATCATGTGTCATTCTGAAGTGATTGGCATGACTAGAAGGTAAATCATCAATGCGTAATGGAAGTTTTGCTTCCAGCTCATTTAATTCTTGTTCGGTCATGCCTATTTTGGCAATGAACGCAGGATTGATGTTCACACGAAAAGCATCCTGGTACACTTCAGGATTTCTAGCGGGAAGCGTGAAAAAACTGTCTTTCAACAAGTCATACTTATGAAACATCATACACATATCAAGACGATGTGGCCGATATCTGTAATTTAAACACATGAAAGTTTTTTCAATGAAATCAATGTGTTTCTTGTTATCATATTCTTCATTGGCATATCGAACAGACCAGATCCATTCTTGTGAATCCCAGGAAAACACCTTGATTCGAAGATTGTCTGGAATATTGTTCTCACGACAGAACTTGTCATACAACTCGGCAGCATTAGACGCACCGGTTTGGTAAATCACTTTGTTGGTGGGAATTTGCCAGTTATCAAAATACCGGTGCATGGCACGGAACGTGGTGGGACTGACCCAGGCTTCCAATGCCATGTCCATGAACAAATATCCATTCTGGAATCGGATGTTGTGCATGATGTTGCCTGACATTTGAATACTTTCCAACAACCCACTTGGAGCTCCCTTGGCAAAGAAATCCAAGTACGGCCACTTGTGATGTAGTTGATAATCATAGATGAAGAAATCTCCATCTTTGATGGCAGATGCTGAACTTAATTCAAACAAATCTGGGTGATATTGGAATATTTGTGTCCAAAGATAGGCACCCCCACCTTTTGTGGCATCCACATGAACACCATGTAAACCACTGGCAATATGATATAAGTCAGCTACTGTATTGTTGGATAATGGGCCCCGAGGACTAATCCACTCATACACCACTTTAATTTTTTTCATGCGTCACCTTGTAAATTTGTGTAGCAACTGGAAGTTGATGTTGCCATCCATGATGTACACCGTCAGCTGCAGGATAAATGTTTACTCCGTCACCAAATTTTTTCCAACCTCCGGGAACATTGAAGTCAACAATGGTACCAGAAAATTTAGTGTGTTCTTCTAATATATCAGTGAATGCTTTGTTCCAGAAAAAATCCGGGAAAAAGTTATACAACTCAATATTAGATGATTTGGCAATCAAGTTCACAGTTGTATATACATCAACGAATTTATTACTCCATATAGAGTTGTGATTCAATGATGTTTGATACAAACTATTTATCACCTCATCGCTATAGTTAAAAATTTCCCATATTTTGTTCCACCCAGGATTTAAACTAACATATGAACCACTTTCTCGGACAAATGTATCTCGACTCGGTTCTGTCCATAACACTATGATTTTTCTGGGTTTCGGAAATTTTCCAAGAAGCCAAGCTACTAAATTAAATTTAGTTGCTGTATTTGAAGCACCACCTTTACCTAAATTTACTAACTTCACGCCTGAAAGTTTCTCATAGTGGTGCAACCATGTTTCATGTTGGCGTAACCCAACGCCTTCAACATATGAACATCCTAAGGCTAAATCGAACTGACCTTCTTTTAGCTCAGAAAATTCATAGGTTCTGTATCCTAGAGAATTAAAAGAATAGAAATCATCTTCAATTTCGTAATATGGCCAAACAGAAGGTTCAATTCCTAATGCTTTGGTTTTTTCTGAAAACTTCTCCCATCTTTGTTGGTCATATGACCCGTGAAACTTTTGTTTCCCCTTTTGATTATAGTAACTAGCATAATCAAACAACACAGAAGGTTTATATGAAGGATTAAAATTGGTATCCATGAGAACGTTTAGGTATAATGATGTCTGTACCACAAACACAATGATATTTTGTGCATGTGATGGTTTGAGGTTTGATATTACTTATGTCATGTAAAATATGTCCCACACTTTCTGATATTCCACAGCTCGCCATGGATACCATGCCACGTGGATTGATAAACACGGCATCACCAATATCACACTCCCATCCTGTGAAGAAGTTTTGTCGCTTCAAGATGATTTCATTACTGTTCACAAATGTATCCGTACCATCCTCCCATCGAGCAATGGAAACAGCGGGAGAATCCTTCCAGGGTTTGTTGGGACTATGTTTCATTTCCAAGTTTTGATGTTGATTCAACCATTCAGTTTTCTTGACATCTTGATATTCCCAAGGCTTGGCATTTCCTGTCATTTCATCAAACAAAGGTGTCCACTCAATGGTATAGGCAGGAAGCTTTTCTTTCAACATCTCGCCAAACTCCACAACTTCCCAGAATCGTTCATCATGCATCAACATTTTGTTGCAGCAATAGTTAATCTTGTCACATAACAGCATACTATTGTTGAAATATCTTTCTTGATTAGCATGTTCAATGTGAAATGATGCTACAACATCATCAAAGATATGATAATGTTGTTCCCACCATTCCGTGGCACGACTTAAATTTGTATTGATGGCGACTGTGTTGTTAGGAGCATATTCCTTGAAAAATTCTGCAACAGGAATGAGATTTTTCCAGATGGTGGGTTCACCACCACTGAAATAAATTTTAAATGCTTCGTATCCTTGATCCAAATATTTGTCAATGATTTGTTTTACATTCTTCACATAAGTCTCGGTGTTATCATCATTCTTATGATGACCTCCCCAATTGCCTTCATTACAATAAGGACACCGAAAATTACAATTATCACTGACTTGCCAGGTGATGGCAAGATATTTCTTTTTCGGATAGATGCTTAAGAGTTGTTTTTCAGCCATTTCTCTAAATCCACCATACCTGGTATATGTTCAAAAATGTTTTCATTGCGACCTGGACTAATATCATCATTGATTTTGAAAAATTCTCGCACTCCATCAATGTTTCCCTTGGAATTACTCAAAGCTGTGCAAACCGAGCGCAATTGTCCAAGATGTTCTTCATCATGGGGATGTTTAAACTTTAAGTAATGGTAATGTTCCCACCATAAATCTTCAGCTTGTTCTGCCATGTGTTTTGGCAAAATATCCAAACCCATATACCAAGGATATGTTAAGATGTTTAACCGTAAATCTTCCAATCCTATCAGTTTGTTGTCCAATAGGAATCTATGAAATTTCGGAAAGTGAAACACGTTCCAAATAGAAATGGTAGGTGTGATACCGAACTTCACATGGGGTGCTTCAGCCTTTACTCGTAAAATGTTGTCGTGAATTTCATCCCACACTGCGCCATGTCGCATTACTTCCAACACTTTACCCATTCCATCTAAACTAGCCCAAACGCGAACATCCTTGAACTTGTTCCAATAATCTAAAGCATTTTTATTTTTATAACGAAGTGTTAGAAAGTTTGTAGTGTATGTTAATTCTACATTGGTGTGATTGTTTTCCAACCAGTAATCTAGAATATCATAATGTTCACTGGTAATCATGGCTTCGCCGCCAGCAAAATATACTTCTTCTACATCTAATAAATGAGGACGAAGTTTCTTTAATAATTCATCATTTTCATTGTTTGATGTAACAATTTTCTCCATGTTGAACACTTTCAAATGTTCTTTTCCATGCTTTTGTGAGAATTCTTCGGCCCATCTACTACTACAAGCTGGACCACACGTGCGACATTTCATGTTACATAGATTACTGAATCGAATGTCTAGATACTTCATTTTAAAAGTATCAATGGATCCATCTTCATTTGTGGATTCCACTAAATCACGAACAGATTCAAAACGTCTCCGATTGTTGGATTGGCGTAATGACCATACACCATAATCTTCCAGTGAATAACAGCGATGACATTCAGGAATTTTCTTGTCTTGAAGCATCTCTAAACGAATTTCTTTGAATCGCGGACTATTCATGATGTCTAGTATCGTGTCACCTTCTGTGGTTGACACTGGCATATTGGAATCCGCTATACAACATGGAAGAACACGCTTGTCAGGCCAAGCGTGCATATGAATCCACGGTAAAGTACAAAATCCTTTAGATTCTTCTATGTTATTCAATACCTTCATACCAATCCTTGAGTTCTGGGAAAGATGATACTAAATTTTCTTCACGAATGTTATCAAAGTGTTGTGTAAATTCTTTAAACTTCTTTTGCCATTGAATCTGTGGATCAACATCTTCTTGGATGAAATGATAGATGTCTGTTAATCCAGTTCGAATGGGACCATCAGGATGAGAATCCAACCATGCCTTGATTTTCCATTTTGCTTCAGCCTTCATCTCTTTTGTAAGCAGATTATTAAGATTGTAATAATCTGGATTGATGAGTTTATAGAAACTACACGTGGTTGAATCCCAACTAATCAATCCTTCATCATGAAGATGATTTAAAAATTCAGTGATGGTGAGAACATTGAACACACCCACAACACAATTAAATGAAATGGATACGGAAGGACAATTATCTTTCACACGCTTCAAATTGTTAAGAATGTTGTTCCAAACAGTACCGTTTCTCATATACTCGGCACGTGTCCCGAAACTATCTAAACTGCCGTACACTTCCACTTTCTTGAACTTGTTCCATAAATCAATAACACTCTTGTCCTTGAAATCTAATCTGCTACAATTTGTGTTATATCGTAATGTAACATCTGTGCTGTCATTGTCAATGAGATATTCAAGAATTTCATAATGTTCTGGTGTAATCAATGGTTCACCGCCAGCAAAATACAACATCTCCAAATTACCAAGATGTGGTTTGAATTGTTCTAACAAAGAAGGATCACCATTCGAGGCATGCATCAATCCATTGATTTCTCCATACCCTTGCTTATAGGATTCGGCCGCCCACGTAGAAGAAAACATATCTCCGCACGTTCTACACTTGAAGTTACAAAGATTACTGAAACGAACATCAAAATACTTCAAGTTCATTCCTGGTAGATATCCATCTTCCATGGTTTCATTCACTAAATCGAAATGATGTCCAAATTCATTATTGGCAAAATTTCTAAATGAAAAACCACCAGACCCGGTGGATTCATGCTTGTAACAGTTGGAACATCCCTCAACATATTCTCCCGCCAGAAGTTTTTTTCTAACTTCTTTCATCTTATCATTGTTCCATAATTCAACTAATGTGTTATTTCTAACATTACCAACAGGGTTTTCATATTTTGTGGTACAGCAGGGATACGCCTCCCCATCTGTATTCACATACATATGAATCCAGGGAAACATGCAAAATGTTTTATTAGTTTTTAATAAGTTTGATAAGGCCGGCGTTTGAGGCATCCTTTCCACTCAGGAAGAAGTTTTTATATTCTGGGAATGTTTCAAGGAAGTTGGTATCTCTACGTTTATCATATTCTGTGAACCAATTATAGAAATCATTGGTACCTTCTATCAACTTGTCCACAGGATACACAGTTGTTTCCATGTACTTCACAACACGCTTGAAACGTTCCAGTTCCAATTCAGAAAACTTTGTGACATCATTTTCATCGGTGTTGGCTTCCATGTAACTAAGTGTGTCGTACATATATGGCATGAATTCATCCTTAGGAAGAATGTTCATATCATATTGAAGAGGTTCCTTGAGATATGGAGTATCAAAACGAATCTTCCGTTCCAATGGCCGAATGGGGTCATCGGGAATCACATCATTGTATCGAACACGCCATTCAAGAATCTTTTCCAACAAACTCTTGAATGTGGTTACAGACAAGATGTTGAATGTAATCATGAATGTTACATGGCTGTTAGTCATGCGAACATAGGTGTCAAGATTGTTTTCCCACGTTTCCAAGTTCAATCCAGTACGAATATATTCGGCACGTGGACCCCAGGTATCAATGCTACTGAACAATTTAAACTTCTTGATGGAGTTAGTGTCTAATAGATGCTTGACATTTTCAGACAAACGAACCACCCACTCGTTTTTCCCACCTAAGTTGCTATTGATGTTCAATTCCAACTTCGGCATTGGGTCATCTTTCAATGAATCCAACAACCGCCAGGTGCTCTTATGCATCAAAGGCTCGCCACCTGTCAAACGAAGAATGTTCAATGTCTTACGAACCTCAGGCCACCAACGCCACCAGGCTTCTACGTAGGGATTGGTTTCTTCTTCATACATGGTGAACCAATCAATGTCATTTCTATGATTCTTCACCATGGTGTATGGACCATGTTGCTCAATTTCACGATAATAGCGTGACGAAGCCTTGGGATGACAATACCCACACTTGAAGTTACATTCATTACCGAAACTTAACTCAATGTATTCAGGATTGATGTTCATGTCCCAAGGACTCTGACGGATTTCTTCAAATCTTTCATCAGTGTAGATGGAGGCGGTACGAATATGGCGATCCGATACGTAATCAGGGCCTAGTGCCTCAATGTTCCAACAATACTGACACCCACTAGGCTTTTCTCCTTTGAGCATCGCCAAGCGTTCTTGTTTCTTCTGTGGTGTGTTATGTAAGGCTGAGGGATTATCCTTTAACTCCTCAACCGGAATTTTATGAGGTGCCGGATGATAGCAACTATGTGTCTCACCTGTTTGAAGATAGATGGTGACATGGTGCCATTTTGCCATACAGAAGGTGGGACTTAAATTGTCTGTGATAGGCAGTATTTTTTTAATACGCTCTAAATCATAACTCATAAGAGGTTCTCGTAATCATAGTATGTATTTTTGTAGACAACATGGTGGACATTTCATCATCCAACCCATTATATTTTTCCATGTTGTATCCCATCACCATGTAGCGTGTAAATTGTTTACAATCCAACTCACCAGAATACCATACCATGTCCAGTGGATTCATTTCAAGAAAGTGTTCTAAACTTTTAGCTGGGCGAACATGCTCATCTAACGTATTATAATTATTTCCCTGTAATATCACCCATGTTCTGGGAGGAACAGATTTAATCCACTTATCATATTGTTCTTGTGTGATATGTTCAGTGGATGTATTTACAACTAGAACTGTGTTAATAGGATTGTATGCACGTAGAGGAAACTCTTCCATTTCATACGTTTGAAATGCAATTCGCTTATCATGATGACACAGATGTTCACCCATCAATTCATTCTTGGCATTTTTATCAATGCTGTATACCAAATTCAATTCTGGGATGTTGTCAACAAGAAACATGGCAGCTAAACCGTGCCATCCTCCAAAAACATATGCAAAGCTTCCTGGAAGAACAGGTTTAGCCTTCCAGTCTGGGACACAAGAATCCACATAATCCACGATAACTCGCTTGAATTCTTTAATCATCCATTGTTTGCTTACAATTTGACTTTCCCAAAATGCCTCCATGTAATCATAACGAAGGGAAGGATCCTCAGTTTTTCTGATAAGATTCATCCAATCTATGAAACGTTGGGCTGGTATCTGGAAACTATCTAACGGAAGCGAGTACATGATTACCGATAGATGAACGGGTCACGCTTTTGTAGTTCCCGAATCTTTTTCTTGGTGCGATAGCTAGCTGCCCAAAAATAAATTTTGTCTACTAGCTTATCCATTAATGTTCTGAACATTTATGGCTCCTATGACTGGTAAAATTTTATTCTTTACTTTTTCTGGTTCTTGTTTCTTTTCTCTGGGCTTGATGTCCTCAGCACGTCCCCAATCCCCTGTATCAACATAATGATATTCAAAGGAAAAGTCAATGGTCTTGTTGAGATATTCTTCTTCTGACAATAGAATACCAAAATCGGTATCAGACCGTCCAGAATCACCCCAATGTGGCTTGGCAAGTTTTCTGGCCCGTGACGCTGTGTTAGACATCATTCTGCTGTAGTCTTGTGCGTAGAAAGGACCCTTTCTACCAGGTTGTCCATTAGCTTGTAGTTCATCTGGACGTTCACGGGTGTCTAAATGATTGTCAACTTGTTCAAACTTCATGTCAAAGTCTGCTATCCACTTACCATCATCTGTAATGGAGAACTTATACACAGCATTGTACATTCCGGGACCAAATTGCCATCCAAATTCCTTGATATCAATCTCAGGATTAAACTTCACCGTGGCATTATATCCACCACGTGTCTTCCATAACATACGGAAGAAAGGCCACATCTCGTTCACAAGATTATCAGCAAAAGGATTCAAGTTAGGCTTGATGATACGATAATCAAAATCTTCGTAATCAATTTCCTTGATGGTGTTGGGATTGTGTAATGTGATTTCATAATGTTCCTTTTCCAAATTCATACGAATGGGATATCCGAAAGGTACATCTGTACATCCACGCATGAAATCCAAGAAGGTGTGGAAGTTTTTCACACGATGCATCACGTGCGTGCCACCCTTTGTGAAATCCTGAGTGATCCAATGTCCTTGATATTTGTGAGCACTGACATTGAACTTATGTGTGTTCTGTCCCACAATGGTTTCTGGACCCACTGCCATGCCCACACCAGCACCCACGTTATTGATATTGTTGTTTCGCATTCTCCACAAGAAGGTCATGCTATCAGCAAAATCTTGGAAATCTTCATTAGGGAATCCCACAATCCAGTTGGTAGCGGCATAGATACCCACTTCTTTTCCATGACGGAAGTTGGCTTCCATTTCTTCAATGGTCACACGCTTATCCATGGCATCTAACACCTTTTGACTTCCAGATTCAATGCCATAGTTCAACATGATGCATCCACCAGCCTTTAAATCCTTGTAGTATTCTAAATCCATTCTTCCATCACACCGACAATATCCAGTCCAATGAATGTTCAATCCCTTGGCTTCTACTGCCTTACAGAAGGCACGAAGTTCCTTGAGATTGCCATTCACTAAACTATCAATGAACCAGATGACATCTGTGCCTTTGTTGTAATACAACCATTCAATTTCCTTGATGGCATCCACGGCACTACGTTGGCGATACTTCCAGAAATGTGTTTCTTCACAGAAGGTACACTTTGCCGTGCATCCACGACTGAATTGACTATTCACACCATTAGGAATCTCATATTCTGAGAAATCAATGCTTTCATAATCAGGCATGGGAAGATTATTGATGTTGATACGCTCACCTTCTGGTTGTACAAGATAGAAAGGCTCGGTACGAACAACACCATCCTCAACTTCTTGTAGAATATCAAGAATGGCGGCTTCTCCTTCACCTGCCACCACGTAATCGTAGTAAGGTTCTATTTCAAACCAACTTTTCTTGGTGTTACTACCACCAATGGCAATTTTAATGTCAGGCCGACGGCGCTTGATTTCTTGACACATCCACTTGGTGGGTTCTGCACTAATGTAGTACATGGTGAACCCAACAACTTGTGGGTTAAATTCTAAAATTTCATCTACTGCTTGAAGCAACAAAGGCTCCAACACAGGATGAATGTCTTGCATGTAAGTTTCTTGTAACCAATGCCAGCTGGCACTAGGATCCCATAAACGGAAAGGAAGCTTTTGATTGGGCCACCAATCTTCCTTGAATTGCTTGTAAGCTCGCATATTCAAGTCATAAATCTTGGTTTCATATCCTGCCGTCTTGGCAATACCACTCAACAATGCCAAGTTGTAGGGAGGAAAATGTGGTGCCCACTCAGGACACAACACTAAAGCCAGTTTTGTGTTGCGTGTTTTGTAATCAATGTACACAGGAGTGACATTGTGTTGTTCAAATGGCTTGGCAAACGGCTTGATAGCCTCAAACATGGCAACGTGCTTGGCATCTGCCAAGTCTGGCTCTAGTTCCTTACGAGCTTTTGCCTCATGTGCAAGTTTTGTGAGATTAAAATCAATAGGTTCAGTCATACCTTAATCATTGAATGGTGTAACGCTCAAGAGAACGATTTAATTGATTGTTAACTTGAATGAAAGTTGCCTTGTTTGGCATCTCAGAAATATTTAGTGCACCTATATAGGCACAAGTTGAACGAATTCCCCCTAAAATATCAGAAATTGTGTGTTCCACCAACCCCTTATACGGGAGTTGAACAACTCTGCCTTCGGATGCTCGATATTTTTTCACTTGATTGTGTTTTTCTTGGGCTGCACGACTACTCATCCCATAAAATGTCACTTTTCCGTCATGAATTGCCTGTTCCGACTCCTCATGACCGGCAAAAATACTGCCGGCCATCACCATTTGTGCGCCAGCAGCCAGTGCTTTTGAGAAATCTCCAGGAAAAACACATCCACCATCACTTTGCACACCACCACCGACACTTGCAGCGGCGGGAACACACTCTTGCAAGGCGGAAAATTGAGGATAACCCACGCCAGCTACTCGGCGAGTTGTACAAACAGCGCCTGTTCCGATGCCAACACGGGCTAAATCAGCTCCGCATGTGATGGTGCGATACACTGCCTCAGGTGTAACCACGGTTCCTGCCATGATATAGGCATCAGGAACAGTATCACGAACCTTTTTAATGAAATCATAGAAGGGATTCATGTATCCATTTGCCACATCAATGACAATTTTAGGAACAAAGTTGTCAACGCGTGATTTCCAAACCTCAATGATGTCAACAGCTTGTTTCAATTCATCATCATTCATGCCAATCGTGATGAAAGCATGGCTCACATCCTTCTGTGATACCCAATCTGCCAAGGTATGATGTTTTGTGATGGCAGTAAATGCATCAAATTTCTTCAATGAATGATGCATGCTGAAGGTTCCTACACCATCCATGTTGGCAGCAATGATGGGGACACCTTGAATTGTGGCTCCCCATCTACCTTTCATTGTTGTGTTCACTTCAACCTGATTGCGTGAAGTGATGTCCGAAAATTTTGGAACTATCAGTACATCATCAAAATCTAATTTAAATGTCATAACGTTGTATTCTCACCTTTCCAAAGTTTCTTCTTCTGCTATAAAAGATGTTTTGTAGAAATGTTGACTTGTCTTGTGTCTTATCTTCTGGGAAATCTAGAATGTAGCTGGTAGGTTTTTGTTGAAAACTGGCTCCCAACAAGTATTCATATATGTTGTAATCAAGAACCAGATGTTTATCATCAAACTCACCATATCGAACAACATAAGATTGTTGCAATTCAACAAGATTTTCCATCAAGTCTGAAGAAAGTTCATCAGAAAACTTGTTTCGGAAAAATTCTTCCACACTATCATGGACAAGATTATACTTGTTGTTGGCATGAATATCTAAAATTGTTTTACTGAAAGCATTCCATCCATGAATTTCCACGTTACCCATCACTGTGGTACGAATTTTTCCTGTTCGCATCCATCTATCATATAATTCATAGATGTCTTTTGTTTCTTGTTGGAACCATTCTTGTGTTTCAAGATAGGCATACAATTCATTATAAAACATTTCATAGGAGAAGTCAAGATGCTTTCTGACAAATCTACTGTAAAGTTGACTAAACCCACCAATATGGAATGTGTTGATGAACCAAGAGAACATGATGCTCTCTAGCATTTTATCATGAGACATGGTATCAGTACCCACCACCACTTCTACAGTCTCAGGAATTTCATCACTGGCATAACTTCCACTCATGTAATCATCTACGGAAATGGTTTTAATTTGAAATTTCTCTCGTTGTGTGAGATTCATTTCAGCATTTTCTAGAATTTGACAATGGAAAATTTCTATTCCATTATGTTGATTGATTTCAAACAACTTGTAGAAATTGTTTCTCCAACTGTCTGGTGTTTCTCCAGGCAATCCTAGAATCAATTCTGTACATACAGGTACATTGGCGTTAGATGCCAACTCAAACACTTCTTCCAATTTGTTGATGCCAAGATTTTTTCGTTTGATGTTTTCCAACACCGTCTCATCTAAACTTTGTACACTCAAAGTTAATCCGTTATTGAATGCTGTTCCCATCAACTTTTTAGCAATGTCCACAACTTCAGACTTTTGCATCTTGGCCCAGGCAACATTCATACGATAAGGACGACCTGTTTTCTGTTGTACATCAACAAGTTTATCAACAATTTCATTGTCACGGTCTGGAAAAATACCAAAGTTGGCATCAGCAACACTCATGAAGCCGCAATTGTTGGCACCGAACCATTCAAGTTCATTTTTCACTCGGTCCAAATCAAACTTTTTAATTTTATTGTATGTTAAGCTACCCCAATCACAGAAGGTGCATTGATAAGGACATCCACGATTCGTTTCTAGAATAACATTCCACTCAATGTCTTGGTGCTTCTTTACTAAGTCATCAAATATTCCAGACAAATAGGGACTTGGGATGGTTTCCAAGTCATCAATACGAATAGGTAATCCAGTATTCAAGACTTCATTGTTGTTGTTAATCAACAATCCAGGAACTTCTTGAAATGTTTTATCTCGGAACTTTAAAAGTATTTGATGAAATGTTTTTTCACCTTCAGACTGAACAACCAAGTCCATGAAAGGATATTTCTTGAAAATGTCTGGGTTGGTGATTTCAGGTTCAGGACCACCAAATACAATTACACAAGAAGGATTCAACTCCTTGAGTTTTCTTGCAACTTGATAATTGTATTGGCGATTCCAGATATATGTGCTGAATCCCACCAAGTTGGAACTTGATAAACGTTGTGCAACTTCATTGATGGGTTCTCGCTTAAAAATTAGTTCACCCAATTCCCATTGGTCTGTGACTTCAGAAAATTGCTTGGCATAAGCCCAAAGAACACCTACACTGTATGGAAGATAGTAGGCGTTCTTGCTCTTGGGTCCTTGTGGAAAATTAGGTTGTACTAAACTAACTCTAAACATTCTTTAGGCTTTCTTGGTTACCGTCTCATAAAGGGATTCAAAATCCTTGTGTAGTTCAACTTCTTCACTGTAATTACCCTTATGGTAAGTCCGTGCCAACTTATTTAGTACCTTTCTGTTCAACTGCAAATCATCACAAATGTCATTCTTCACGTTCTTGATAAGGTCGCGCTCAGCTTCCACACGCGCCATGCTTGCGGAAATTTCCTTGAGTGCATCAAGGAGCTTGAGCTTATCCTCGGGGGTGGTTGGTAGTGTCATTGTATATTCTCCATAATTGAAAATGTTCACCCGGATCCTTTTTCCGTTTTTTCGGATAAGCTACATCAGAATGTCCTAGAATAGGTTTTTCTTTGCTATCCGGATACCGCATATTAATGTAATTCACTAACAATGTCAATGCTTGATATTGTTTATCTGTGTATGGAAACAAATTGTTTCCTTGTAAACATATACCAATACTAAATTTGTTCCAATCTTTTACACCTTCATATAATGATACACCTGCATGAAGTGCTTGATACTTTAAATCTTTCCATTGATAGATGGCGCCTTCTTTGGAAATGAAATAATGATACGACAATCCTCTTCTTTGTAAAATTCTTCTGGTGGCGGATGCATTTAAACCAGCCCCATCATTGTGTATCACAATGTAATTTCTTGTGGTGTCTCTGAGTGTTTTACCCGGCAAGAAATTCTTTACTACCAGCGGAGCTTGTAGTTGTAGTGCGAGTGCTAATGTTGTCAGCATGGATTTCCCCCTTGTCTGGTACAATGAACCATGCTATAACATATCCAATCACAGCTGGGAATGGTGTCCAAATCAGCAGAAACCATGCAAACCGTATCAAGGCCACATCTACATTCAACATCTCACTTAATCCTGCACAAATCCCACCCAACTTCCCTTTTTTGGCATTACGATACCATCTTGTCATGTCTATTCCCCTCGTATAGTGTCCAGGCCAGTTCCTTCGCTTTCGTTTCCAAATCAACATCAATATTTAGTCCATAATCATCCAATGTCAATAGAGCATAATCGGAATGTGCTCGGGGATTACCTTGAACATTCTCATTCAAATTTTTGCTTTCACTGTAATGAAACAATGGCTTGTAATCCCAGGTCTCGGCGGCCATGGCGGCAGCTTCTTTGCTTGACAATCCATCTGGATGGAACGTGTGATGAAAATAATCAAATGTGATGGGTGTGCCAATGGCGGCATAGATGTCATATAGTTGCTTTACTGAATAGGCATTTGCCTTGTCATCATTCTCCACCACCAAACGTGCCTTGGTGGATGCGTTCAACATCTCAAATCGTTCTATGAACCGATTTGTGGTTTCATCACTTCTGTTCATGCCAACATGAATGTTGAGCGGATAATAATGTGTGGCAGGAAGTCCCATCATGTTCATGATCCAATCATGGTGATTCAAGTCATGTATGGAACGACGAACCACGATATCCTTCAATGTACCAAGTTTCACAAAATGGTCGGGATGGAAACTCACCCGTTGTCCAGATTGTTTAATGATTTGACCTGCCAGATGTAGATATTCCAGGATAAGAGAATAATCAGGCAATTGCGTCACTTCATATTCCGAATTCCAAGGAAAGATGTTGCTGCCAATTCGGAACACTCGTACATTATTCTCCTCGTTCCACTTCAATATCTTCACCAAATCTGTGGCATTCTGCAAGGCAAGCAAGGACGTACGCTCCAGCTTCGTGTCCTGCTTGAATGAAGCTTGGCGTAACGTCCTTCCTGTGGTAATCTTTTCCTTGCCTAACGTGAGATTGATACAGCAGTACCCAACTTGATGTGGCATAACACCTCACTTGAAGTCATACTGAAATATAATACATTTTTATGTATTTGTCAAGTCCTGTAAACCACATTCTTTAAAGGCCCATGCTCTTTCTTTACATTGCCAACATTCATTACAACGTCCTATAGATTGTTCAGTACAGGTATGTGTTAACCCTAACAATTCCATTAAATCATATTGAACATACATTTTCACAATGTCTGTTTTATATAAATGAAAAAATGGTTGTTTTTCTTTGGGATTTTTTCTTTCTGTTCTGCTAGGACCGTTGGGTAATACATCCTCTGGATATGAGTTTCCGGCAAAATAAAATACATCACAGGAATGATACACCTTAACCAGTCCTGTATTTACTTGCATTTTATGATTGGCTTTTGGGTTACCTATCAATATAGGTTCTGGTAAATTGCAACCCAATTTATTGTTTATCCAAGTCACTATGGGTCCAACATAATGTTCAGCACCATCATACTTAGGTATCGTGAAAATTTTTATTTTATTGGATTGTTGTGCCAGGAGGTATAGAAGCAATGCGCTATCCATACCTCCTGACAAAAACATTCCGATAGATTTTTCAGACGATACTGAAATATCCATGATTACTTCTTCTTAACCTTCTTTGGCTTATAGGTGGACTTTACACGAACCTTTTTGCTAG